CCAGCACGGGCACGAACATCTTCGCCAACTACTTCCCGGCGTTGGGCTCACCTGCCATGCCAGGGGCGAACCAGGGTTTTGGCTGGGTGTCGACGGGCAACAACACGGTGCAGATCACCCTTCGGGGCACGCACCTTTACGTCCTGGTCAACGGCTTCGTGCTCTATAACGCTCTGGTGCCGCGCTACCGCAGCCCGTGCACGCCGTCGATGAACATTCTCAGCCCTCCCGGCGGTTTTAGTCCCATTCTCGTTAGTTACAATCTCTCAACGATGCAGAAAACCACGCCGTCGCTGACGGCGACCGAGACTTACGGTTCGCTCAATGGCCCGACCGGGGGCAACGGCATCAACCACGATGCCTCGGCGGCAATCGCTGGTATCGATGCGCGTGTGCTCGACGCCACCCAGTTTGCGTAATGACCCCCACCGAACACCGCTACGAACTGGTCCTGAAACGGTTGATCGCGATCCTCGACGCCGAGCAGCAGATGCTTGCCTTCACGCGGCTGATGAAGCCGACCGCCGAGGACCCCGACGACCCCGACTGCACGCGCTATGACGCGCAGAAGTTCCACAAGGTCATCTGCGCGGCGCTGGAGGAGCTGGAAGCCGGGCGCATCCGCCGGCTGATCATCAGCCTCCCACCGCGGCACGGCAAGACCGAGCTGGCGTCGAAGATGTTCCCGGCCTGGTTTGCCGGCCGCAACCCCCATCTATCCCTCATATTCGGCACCTATAACGAGAAATACTCCCAGGATGTGGGCCGTGCGGTCCGGGACATCATGTTGTCCCCGCCCTACGCCCAGGTCTTCCCGGACACGGTCCTGAAAGACGACAGCCTCGCTTCGGATCGGCTTCAGACCACCAAAGGGGGCATCCTCGCCTTCGTGGGCCGCGGCGGGACCACCACCGGGCGTGGCGGCGATGTGCTCATCGTCGATGACCCGCTCAAGGACCGTCAGGAAGCGGATAGCCCGACCATCCGGGACACGCTTTGGACCTGGTTTACGCAGGTCATCGGCTCCCGCCTTATGGACGAGACCGGCCGCATCATGCTCATCCAGACCCGGTGGCACCAGGACGACCTGGTCGGCCGGCTTACCGATCCGCTCAACAGTTTCTACGATGTCGACGAAGCCAAACAGTGGCACATCATCGATCTGCCGGCGCTCGCCATGGACCAGGACAATGATCCGCTCAGGCGCAAGCTGGGTGAACCGCTCTGGCCCACGCGGTTTGGCGAGGATTTCCTGGTCTCGATGCAGCGGCGCGACGCGCGCGGCTTCTCGGCGCTCTACCAGGGGCGGCCTTCCCCCGCGGGCGGCACTTTCTTCAGTGCCGCCTGGCTGAAGACCTACAAGCCTGCCGATCTGCCCACCAACTTGCGCTTCTACGGCGCGTCAGACCATGCCGTCAGCCTCAAGCAATACGCGGACAAGACCTGCCTGCTGGTCGTCGGCATCGATGCCGAGGACAACATCTACATCGTGCAGGACCTGCTGTGGCGGTCGGTGACGGCGGAACAGTGCGTCGAGGCGATGCTGCGCATGATGCGCGGCTACAAGCCGATGTTCTGGTGGGCCGAGCGCAGCATGATTTCCAAGTCGATCGGTCCCTTCCTGCGCAAGCGGATGTTGGAGACAAAAACCTATTGTTCGGTGATCGAGATGCAGCCGATTGCCGACAAGCAGACGCGCGCGCAGTCGATCCAAGGCCGCATGGCCATGGGCAAAGTGATCTTCCCGGAGCGGGCAGCGTGGTGGCCCGCGGCGCGGGACCAGCTCCTCAAGTTTCCGCACGACCAGCACGACGATTTCGTCGACGCCCTCGCCTATGTCGGCCTCGGCCTGACGTTGCAAGTCGGCGCCGCGCGGCCGGAGAAGAAGACCGTCGAGACCGAGGGCACGTTCGGCTTCATGCTGGCGCAGCGCACCCAGGCCGAGAAATCCGTGCGTCTCGGCTTCGGGACCGGAGGCTGGTAATGCAGGAAAAAGCAATTGTTTACTTCGTGGTGGCGTGGCTCGCCTGCTGGTTGGTCGACCTCATCGTGATCGTCGCCCGCGGACCCCTATTGATCGATCCGATCCTCAAGTTTGCGATCGTGCTGTTGTGCTTGCTCGTCGTCCTGGTCGGCCTTTCCCGTCACGGATGGTTGCTCACGTAAATGTCCGCAACCGTAACCTCGCCGCCCATTGGCACCATGCCGGGCACGCTGGCGGGCGATGCGACGCCCGGCACGCATGGTCTTGTCCCGCCAGGACCAGCAACCGGTCCGCCGCAGGACCAGGACAAGAAATTCATCCAGCGGGACCAGCCCGACCCGGATGAACCTCGCCGCAAGCTCGTCAAGCGCTGGACCGATCGGGTTCTCCGCGCCAAGAAACACTGGGACCCGACGTTCAACCGCATGCGCGAGAACCAGCATTTCGTCGAGGGTCGGCAGTGGCCGGACATGCCGAAGCCGCACAGCGAAATGGTCCGTGACGATCGCTACATCGCCAACATCTGCATCCGCCATGTGATCCAGCGCACGGCGGAACTCTATCCTAACAACCCGACCATGCAGGCGAAGCGCGCGCCCAAGCTGATCGCGACCACCTGGGACGGCACCGGGCAGCAGCTTCAGCAGGCGCAGCAGGCGATGCTGATGGCGGCGCAGCACGGCATGCCGCCCGATCCGCAGTCGCTGATGATCCTGCAAGACGCACAAGCCGTGCACCAGTTCGACCAGGTCATGGACCGCATCGGGTCGACCTTGAAAATGCTCTACGACTACAATGTCCGCGAGCAGTCGCACTCGTTCAAGAACTGCATGAAGATGACCGTGCGGCGCGGCCTGATCACCGCGGTCGGCTACGTCAAGATCGGTTTTCAGCGGGCGATGCGCATGCGGCCGGAAATCGAAGCCCGCATCGCCGACATGTCGGAGCGCCTGGCGCACATCGAGCGGCTGGCGGCGGACATGGCCGACGAGGAAATCGAGCATGACAGCGCCGATGCCGAGGAGCTGCGGCTGGCGATCCAGTCGCTCGCCTCCGAGCCGCAGCTCATCATCCGCGAGGGCTTGACCTTCGACTACCCGGACAGCACCTCGATCATTCCCGACCCGCAATGCCGGTCTCTGCGTGGCTTCCTCGGCGCTGACTGGGTGGCGCAGGAATATCTGCTGACCCCCGACCAGATCGAAGAAATCTACATGGTCGATGTGGGCGACGGCTACACCGCCTACGACCAGGATGGGCTCTCGCAGGGGTTCGAGCTGGCCAAGCTCAGCCACTATTCGCAGGGCGACCGTGATGATGTGTCGACGCCCCTGGCGTGCGCCTGCGTCTGGGAAATCTACAACCGCAAGGATGGTCTCCTTTACGTCGTCTGTGATGGCTACAAGGATTTTCTTCAGGAGCCGGGACCGCCCGAGGTCGAAATCAGCCGCTTCTATCCGTGGTTCTCGTTCGTGTTCAATGAAGGCTACGACCAGCAGCAGCTCTATCCGCAATCGGACATCGATCTGATCCGGGACATGCAGCTCGAACTCAACCGGGCGCGACAGGGCTTGCGTGAGCACCGGCGGGCCAACCGCCCGAAAACGGCGGTCGCCGCCGGCGTGCTCGAACAGGGCGACATGGATAAGCTGCGCACGCATCCGGCGAACGCGTTGCTTGAACTCAACTCGCTTTCGCCCGGGCAGAAGATCGACGACGTGTTGCAGGTCATCAAGATGCCACCGATCGACGCCGCTGTTTACGACACGGCGCCGGTGTTCGAGGACGTGCTGCGCGTGCTGGGGTCGGACCAGGCGGATCAGGGCACCACGTCGGATGCGACTGCGACCGAGGTTTCGGTCGCCCAGTTCAGCCAGAACACCGACACCGTCAGCATCGTCGACGACATCAACGACACGCTGTCCGAGCTGGCGCGCACGGCCTCGGAAATCCTCATCCTGAACGTGTCGCAGGAGACGGTGCAGAAGACGATCGGCCCGGGCGCCGTGTGGCCGCAGATCAACGCGCAGATGGCGGCTGAGAACGTGTTTCTTGAGGTCGACCTCACTGCCAACGGTCCCGTCAACCGTCAGCAGGACGTGCAGCACCTGGTGCAACTGGTCCCCCTGCTTCAGCGCATCCCCGGCGTCTCGCCCGAGTGGCTGGCGAAACAGGTTATCCGGCGCATGGGCGATGATGTCGACATGTCCGAGGCGTTCGCCGAGGGGCTGCCGTCCATGGAAGCCCTCAACCAGCTCATGGGCAGGCCACCCGCGGCGCCAGGTGCTCCAGGACCAGGCGCCCCAGGACCGGGCGGCGCCGGCAAAGGTGCCCCGCGCCCGCCAGGACCAGGACAGGACCCTAACGCGCAGGGACCGGCTGGTTCACTTCCGGCACCCCCCGCACCAGGTATGACCCCCACCGGGCGGCTGGGACCTTTCACGCCGCCCATGCAGGTCTACGGTGCCAACGGCAACCGCCCCGGCACCGGCGGCGGAATGCCGCGTCCCAGTGGACAGGGCATGCCCACGCCTTAGTAGGAGAAAATCATGGCAACTAAAGTTCAAGTTACTGGTGGCGTGCTCGAGGTTGAGGCGATCATGGGGCCCACCCATCCGGACGCCGGTCTGCCGATCAAGCCGGCGCGCCCAGGCCACGATCTGCCAAGCTCTGACGCGCATCCCTGGGTGCCTGGGCATCTGCCCGACCCCGGACCGCCGGGTGTCTTCCCGCCATTGACGCCCAGCCATCCGATCCAGCCGGCGCCTCCGGGGACGCTGCCAGGGACAATCTGGCCGCCGGTTGGTCACCCGAGCCATCCTCTGCCTGGCAGTCCCGGACACCCGTCCACTGGGCCGGTGCCTCCCGGCACAGTGACGCCGCCGATCGCCACGCCGCCTCCCGTGGCCGGCACGCCGATCCCGCCTAAGACTTACTGGTTGGTCGCGGGCATCCCCGGTGTCGGCTGGCGTTACGTCGCGATCGATCCATCACTCGTGGTCGGTGGCGGCCCGGCGCCGACGCCCGCACCGAAAGGCTAACCTACGGTGGAGGCGGTGAAGCTGGGCCGGCAGTTGATCGCTGTACTGCCGGCCCAGTTTCTCGCGATGCTGTTGCTCAATGTGCTGATCGTAGGCGGCTTCGTCTGGCACATGGACACCCAATTGCAAGCGCGCGAGCGGGTCCTCATCAAACTGATCGAGACCTGTAATGCCGCGGCGAGATAACCGGCTGCATTAGACGAAATATCAACAGGATGGTCGAACGGTTTACCTTCACCGTGTGGGGCGTTCAGATGCGCTGTCACGTGCTGAACGATGGCCAGCGCGTCATCGACGCCGAGGACGCACAGAAGTTCTTCACGATGTTGGAGGAAGGGGCGCCCATCGCTAACGATGCCGAGCTGCAGGCGTTCACCGACTGGCTGGCCGGGAAGGCGCGGTGATGGCGCGCGCCCGGTGCGTGCCCGCGAGCGCTCTACCGTAGAGTGCTGCGATCGTCTGCATGCTGTGTTGTTACACGTGAAACAACACTAGACACGACACCGACGCGACATTTAGGGTTCTTCCTCGGAGAACCGAAGTGTCGGAAACGACCTCCACCGCCACGGACAGCACGACCTCGACACCGGCGCCCTCGTCCAGCGCCGAACCCTCCGGCACGCCCTCCCCGAGCGCGCCGGCCGACGCCACACCGCCCTCGTCAGGCAGCAGTGACAGCACGGCGCCCTCGTCAGGCGACAGCCGCCAGTCCGACCGTGAGCAGCTTCTTTCGGCAGTGCTCAAGGTTGTCCAGACCAGACCCGAAGCTCCTGCGCTCCCCACGGATGGTGAACCTCCCGTCGCGGACCAGGACCCCAAGGGCGCGGCGGACAGGGACAAGGCCGCGGCTTCGGAAACGGGTCAGGGAGCCACCCCCGCCCCGGATGAGACTTCCCAGGACAAGGACCCGACCGAAGGCGAGCTGAGGAAGCTCCGTCCCGAGACACGGAAGCGTTTTGAAACGCTCTTGTCCCAGCGCAACGAAGCGCGTCAGGCACTCGCGACCGTGCAGCCGGAGCTGGACCAGCACCGGCAGTTGCAGGGGTTTCTGCGGGAGCACCAGCTCGCCACCGACGATGTCAATCGTCTGCTGGGGGTTGGTTCGGCACTGCGGCGCGGCGATTACCGGGCCTTTCTGGAAGGCGTCACGCCTTATGTGATGGTCGCCCAGGAAGCACTCGGCATCCGCATCGCCCCCGATCTGCAAAAGCAGGTCGAGGAAGGCACGGTCAGCGAGGAGGCGGCGCGGGAAATGACCCGCGTGCGGCACCGCGCCAACCGGGCCGAGCACGAGCTGACGACCACGCGGCAGGCGCAGACTGCGGAGACGCAGCAGCGCAATGTCGGCGCCATTCGTGACGCGATCGACACTTGGGAAGCCGGCATCCGGACCAGGGACCCCGACTACGCCCACAAGTCGGTTGCCGTGCGTCGTTTCAGCCAGGCCCTGATGCAGGAACGCGGCGTGCCCGCGACCGTGCAGCAGGCGGTGGAGCTGGTGAGAGCGGCCTATGAGGAAGCTTCACGCGAAATGCTGCGCGGCCGACCGGTCCCGCAACCGACGCGTCGCTCCCCCTCCGGCATCCAAACGACCACCACGGGGTCTGCCGCGCGGGAACCAACGTCCATGAAGGATGCTGCCTTACAGGCACTCGCGAGCATGCGGCGGGCCTCCTGATCGTTCAGGGGCCTGACAGATGGCGTTCACAGCAGGTGAAGTCACCAACATCGCCAACGCGACACTGGATTTCTATCTCAACAAGGGCGACACGTTCAAGCAGTCGATCCAGGCGAAGCCCTTGCTTCGGCTGCTCGAAGGCAGCGCCAAATCGTTCCCCGGCGGCAAGGGCAATATCTCGCTTGCCGTGAAGGGCAACTACGGCGCCGGTGGCGTCAACGACCACGTCGTCGGCTACACGCACAATGACGCCGTGAACTTCTACACGCCGGCCAACATCATGCGCTGCAACTATCCGTGGCGCGAGCATCACATCGGTCTGACGCTCACGCACACGGAACTGAAGATCGATGGCATCTCGGTCACCGACGAGGGCGGCGACGGTTCGAGCCTGTCTAACCACTCGGACCGCGAGGTCACGGTCCTGGTGAACCTGCTTCAGGACAAGCTGGAGGACTTCGGCGAACAGTATGGCCGGTCCATGAACAACCTGTTCTGGGCTGACGGCACGGCCGATCCGAAGGCGCTGGCCGGCTTCCAGTCGATCATCCTGGACGTGCCCAACACCGGGACCACCGGCGGCTTGTCCCGGTCCGCCAACACCTGGTGGCAGAACCGCGCCGCCACCGCGGCCTTCGGCACCGCCGGTGGGCGTGGGGCGATCACCTCGGCCACCACCAACGGCGGCGCCCTCTGGACCTTCTTGCAACAGGAATACCGGCAGCTCATCCGCTACGGTGGCCGGCCGACCAAGTTCCTGGCGGGGTCGGATTTCATCACCGCGCTTGAGACCGAAATCCGCGCCAACGGCAACTACTCGATGACGGGCTTCACTGGCGGGCAGGACGGCTCGATGGGGCAAGTCAAGTTCGGCAGCAACACGATCGAATACGATCCGACGCTCGACACGCTGGGGCGCAACAAATACGGCTACTGGTGGGACCCGCGGCACATCTACCTGATGAAGCAGGATGGGGAGTGGGATCACCGCTTCACGCCCTCGCGGCCCTACAACCAGTTCGTGCTTTACAAAAGCATGACGCACACAGGTCAAATCGTAGCACAACAGCTCAACTCGTCACTAGTTGTACAGATCAAC